TCCATTAACACTTACAAGATATATCCATGGTACATTGACTACAAGTTTTAGCTCGATGCCAATCTTTCTCATCCTGTTTATGAATACCTCTATCTCGTTCATCTTATTTTGATTTATCGTAACTATCTATATTCATCAACTCAATGATGCTTTCCTTTTGATGTTCTTTAAACTTTCTGTATGCAATCTCCTTGCGGATTAGATTCATGTGCCAATCAGGACCACCGTAGTCTAAGCAAGCCTCTAAGTGATCGTCCTCCATCTCGCATAGTGGTATAAACGTAAGTGGTCTCTTACCGTCCTTACCACGGCTACCTCTTGTTGCGTACTTACGCACTATCTCGTAGTCATCGTCAGCGTAGACAGCAAATAGCTTAATCTTTCTCATGTCCTTAGCACCGTATCTAAGATAGGCCGTTCCACCATCTACCATCGCCTCGTTAGGGCAACTACAGGTATCGTAGTCATGTCTGTGGTAGCTAACGATGGTCTCGTTGCACTCTAAGCAGGTCACTGAGTTGTATACTATTTGTTTGTCCATAATGTGTTATTTAAGGGACTAATGTTGTCTTTTTGTTACTTATATGACAAGTTATAAACCCCGGCAACAGTATCACCGGGGCTTGCGGTTCAATCGGTTTACTCAACCAATAACTTGCACCGCTAGTTTAAAAAGAGGGGAGGCTCCTGACTTATTTTAAAATCTGCCTTTCGGTTAATATTAAACTAAACTCCCCTCTCTTCTATATCACATCAGAAGGGCAAATCTGATCCTTCATCTGCCCAATTATCATTCTTAGGCTGTGTTACCGTAGTCTTTGGCTGATGAAACTCTTTCTCTTCAGTCTTAGCTTTAGAGAATGTTTTAAACATGGTGCATGAAATTTCCTTAATTTCTTTCTTCTCACCTTCTTTAGTGGTCCAAGAGTTAGTGTTGATGCTTCCCTCAACATAAATCTTATCACCTTTGTTAATGCTAGAAGCACGCTCCGCTAATGCAGGAATAGCAAAGATGCATCGATGCCATTCTGTTTTCTCTTCCCACTTGTCACCTTTCTTGTAACCATCAGAGGTTGCCAATGAAACTTGAACAAGCTTCTTACCATTTTCAAATTCTTTTACTTCTGTTTTACCGACATTACCGAGTAAAACTACTTTGTTCACTGAACTCATAACTATAAACTATTAATAAACACACTGACTTCTTTTTGGGAATGGAGCCAGACCACATCTGTATTCTCTTCGTCTTTCAAGGAGTACTTGAGCATCTTGTATTTAAGCTTAGATGTTTCGGTTGCAAAGCCCTTAGTATCAACGTAGTATGTCATTCCATTTATTCTCATGACAAAATCAACTATCATTGTTATAGGGCGTATTGCTTTACCTCTGAATCTAAAACCTTCCTGCATGATCACAGTCTTCTGGAAATCAAAATCGAATCCCAAGATTTTAAATTTGTCGTAGCAGAATTGTTCAAGTCTAGAATCAAACTTGACACCATCTACTTCAATCTTCTTATTGCCGTACTTAGATGTTTTGGATCGGATAATCTTGGCCATAGATATTGATTACTACCTCACCATAAACTGACTGAGGATATTTGATTTCAATCTTGGACTTAAGATTTGTTTCTAGTTTGTTGAGCAACCAATAACGGAATCGATCTACCAAGTTAAGATTCTTCTTAAGCTTACCCTCAATGCGAGAGTTAAGTAGATTCTTTTCTTCTTTAGCAATTGCTTCCATTACCTCAGCTGCATCCTTCATAACTTCGCTGTTCTTATAAACATTAAAGTCACGCTCCAGGATTGGACGTAGCTTAGGCTCTGAATAAGTCTCAGGCTTAAGTACTTTACCATCTTTACGGAAGACAGGCTTACCATCCGGACCCATCTTACTCATGTTAGAGCGATGTACCTCATCGAATAGCATCACCAAACGATCAGAGATACCGTATTCGTGTGCTGTACCATAGGTAATGTAAAGAATATCACAGACAGCATCTGCGACATCTAGAATGTTGTTTGCTTCACGTAGTTCCTTTACTTCTTCCTCAAGAAGGGACTGGCGAAGTCTTGCTCTACGTTTAGAAAGCATCTTAGGTTGATCAGGCATAGCCACCTTAAAAGCCTTCTGAAACTCAAGTACTTGCAAAATTTGACGTTCCATAATTATATTTTTATCAAAGTTAATTAAATTTTAGTTTAAATCGTAATCAAAGTAATAACAAATATTCGAGAGAAACTTTACGTTATCATACGATACTATTTCAAATATTACATTGTTATAATCACCACGATGTATGTACTCATCAAATACTTTAGTAAACAATTTTGTTGACTGTCGATCAGTAGCAATTTCACCATCATTCATTAGTAGTGGCTGATTATTTAACCGTATTAACCTCGTTTCATATTCTTTTTTCTTTCCACGAAAAGGTATTCTTGCTTTAATTGTAACGTCAGCACAATAAATCTTTGGCTGAGGTTTCTGTTCAAAAATGTCAAACATATCAGAATATATCAAAGTCATTATTAGGTCTTAGCGCTGTCTGCACGTAGTCATCATCAGCATCATCTCTATCGTATGGGTTCTTCCAAGCAGGAATGTTAGAGTCAAACGTAAGTTGTATGTCCTCAAGTTCACCATCCCTATGCTTGGCAATAATAGCGTAACCATCATCAGCCAGAGAGTTGTTCTCCTTCTCTTCCGGAGTCATGTAGTAACCCATTCGGTACAAGAACATAACGATGTCAGCATCCTGCTCAATGTCTCCTGACTCACGTAAATCCGATAGCATTGGTTTTTTATCATTTCTATGCTCTACAGCACGTGAAAGCTGAGCCAAAGCAATGACAGGTATCTTCAATTCGTTAGCCATATCCTTAAGCTTACGTGACACATCACCTACTTCGTTAGTTCGGTTCTGAGCCCCTGGACTTTGTACCTTCTGAATGTAATCTATAACCACATAATCTAGCCCCTGAGAGTACTTCATCTTGTAAACAAGGGAAAGTATGTCAGTGATGGTGAAAGCCCCTGCAACGATCTTTAAATTGGAATTAATGATACGCTTTTTAGACTTCTCATAACGCATAATCTCACGTGTCTCAAGCTTACCACGTTTGATGTGATACCCGGGGATACCACTATCAACAGATATGATTCGCTTCATGACCTGAACCTCATCCATCTCGCAGGAAATGAATAGGCCCTTGTAGGTGTTACGTATAGATGCGTGCTTCATTAGGCCGAGAGCGTACTGAGTCTTACCCATAGCCGGACGTGCCGCAATGATGATAAAGTTCGTAGGCTGCATACCTGAGGTAAGCACATCGAATCTCTTATAACCTGTCTCTATTCCGCTGACACCTTCCTTAGTGGAAGCATCGAGCATCTTTTGGTCAAGTTCTTTAAGTAATGATTCGTTATCCATGTCCTTACGCTTGAGTAGTGACTTGAACTTATTGTCAGAGATATGCGACTGCAGGACATTGATGACCTCTTGTGGATCGTATGTGTCCTTGTTAGCCATTACATCTACCTTCTTAGCGAGGTCAATGTGCTCGTGCCTTACATCTTCCGCAATGAGGATTGCGATAGCGCTATTCAGTTCTCCTGCTCCGATGATGGTGAACTCACCCTGAAGCTTAGCCAACTCAGATGCAGCGTTTTGCTTGTTAAGTGAGTTAGACTTGGATATGTCCTGATAAAGCGACAGCAGGTTTATAGGTTGCTGCTCAAGGTATAGTTTAGTTGCGTGCTCGAAAATAAGTTTAGTGACAGGGCTTTGAAACATCTGCAAGGATAACCTTGACATGATGTCATGTATAAATGAGGGCTGTGAGAGTATGTAGTAGATAACTAAACGCTCTGAACGTAGCAACATACCTTCCATATTACCCCCTTACATTAAACTTTGGCATAACAAATCCTTCTTTCTTCTTATCTTCTTTGGTTACGTTGGTCCACTTATCAATCTGTTCTAGACGAGAGAAGTATTCTATCGTGCAGTACTTGTAATTGTTTTCTTGGTGGAACTCATCGTCTTTAGCATTCTCCATTGCAGACTTTATGTCATCTAAGCTGAAGTGACGGAGTATGTCTTTGTACTTGTTGACAACCTTCTTGGTCATCACACGAGACTTCTTTTGGAAAACCTCGTTAAAGATATTCAATATTTTGAGAACGTCATCGCCTGAGGCAACTGATGTCATGCTATCGATATCTTTCTTGGCAGCATTAAGTATAATGGTGCGTTCCTCTGAGAAGGGCCCAAACATCTTGTCTAGGGTAGCTTCTAAATTTTTTAGTATCATGGTAGTTATTCTAAAAAGTCCTTAATGCATTCTATATTCATTTCATAATCCCTAGATTTTTTACGGTGTTTTTCATAATGATTAACAGTGGCATGGTCGCATCCTATTAATTTAGAAAGAGCAGTCATAGTATGGTAAGTGTTTAATTGGTCCTGATGTTTCTTCCACCACAAAACAAGAAAATGTTTTTTATCAACTAATTTCTGCTTCCTACTTTTATTCTGTATGTCGTATGAATTAACGGCCATCTCAAGTAGTCTATCGTGTATTGTAGACCCTTTAATATGACCGTTGTTTACTAACCAATCTTCCCAACCCATATCAATCAAACCTCATTATTGTTTCACCGAGTTTATCAAAAAATTCGATAATCTCATCTACGCCTTTGCCATCTACATCTTTCATGGTAAGTATGTCACCATATTGTTTATTTAAATGATCAATAACAACCTGAGTGTGTAGTTTAATGAACACTGGATAGAAACTATTCTTATTGTCCGTCATTTTATCAATGTCGTTTATAGCACTCTTGACCTTAGCATAGAATAGAATAAGCGATGTTTTATACTCTCCGGCAGTTATGCCCATCGAGCCTTCTTCTATTGAATTGTAAATCTCTTGCAGTAGGGAGTGGTCCTCTTCTAGTAGAGACTTCATCAACTCCTTGGTATGCATTTCCATAAACACTGACCACTTGGCTGCGTACTGCTTAAATCTAAACTTGTAGTACTTCTTACGGTAAGCAATCTCATCAAGGTCATTCAATGCTGATGATACTTTCATTACGGCACGTAGTAGTTCTACTGTGTCTGGCTTTACTTCTTTATCTTCAGTCATTACATTGTTCTTTAACTCCGTTTAACATAACACTAAACATCTTAATCTGAGCCTTGCGTGCATATCTTGATTTCCTGATGTTCATTATTTTCTTATTCATCATATTGACTTCACTATGCAATGACCTAATGTGATTGCTAATGTTTTGTGATACATTATCCATATATTAATGTTGTTATAAGTGCTATTATACATATTAATGATACAATTCCTAAGGCTATCATAGTTCCATATGCTGCCATTTCTTCTGTACGTTCTTGTCTGTTTTTCATCTTATTCTGATTTAAAGGTTTCGTGTTCTTTTAGCCATTCTTCTACATCTTCGACATCATCTCCAATGCAAACGGAATACACTAATGATTTCAAAAGCTCAATCTTCTGCTCATTCTCCATTTCTTTGGCTTGTTCAAAGATTTCATCTCTACTTCTTGAATCTCCATTGCCATTTTGTCTGTCAACTAATTGTTGATTAAACCATTCTACTGCTGTCATCTTATTCTGATTTAAAGGTTTTAGTTTCTTGTACCATATGCAATGCAAGTGTCATATACTGATTGACTTGTTCATCCGTGTTTTTGTCTTCACCCCAAGCCAAATCTCTAATATGTTCAAACGTATCGCAACCCGAACACGAACCATAGTCAACCTCCGTAAAAATATAGTCACGTAAATTGGGTTGGTATGAATCATTACAAAGAATGAATATTAAGTTTCCTTGCCAATCTCCATCGTCAATAACTCTAAAACGTTCCCAATTCCAATCATCTGCATATCCATTTGGTTTGGTTATTACTAATTCAAATAACTTCCTGTAAATATCTTCATATTCACTTGGCTGATTTTCTTTAAGCCATTTTTCTAATAGGTGTTTACGTTCATCCCATTGTTGTACAAATTCTTTTACCATCTTATTCTGATTTATTTGGTTCGTGTTTTACTTAGGAATAGTAATCTGAATGGTTTCACCACCGGCTTTCTTAACTACCGCAGGATCTACAATAACACCATCAGCATCTACAACCTCAGCGTAGTTCATTGCCTGGACCATAGTCTTCTCAATCTCCTTACGTTTCTCAGTAAGCTTAGCAATATCATTTGAAAGAGCAACCCATTCATCATTGTGGCTGTAGTCATACGTAGTAGGTGTTGACTTAACTACTACTGTGCAACCCATAAGCTTTTGGTCTTTCTCAAACTTATATGCTTCCTTGATGGCGTGATCTTTGAGACCTGCCATGATGCCATCAGCAATTTCAGCAAGACCCTTGGCTTTTATGTAAGCCTCTAATGGATCTTCGTTACCGTAATCAATACAATTGAAAACTACTTGGTTAGCCATATGAGAAAGGTTAGCCTTAGATATATTATCCAAGGCTATTACCATTCCTTTATCTTCTTCTTTAAAGATATCTATCATTGTGCAATTGATTTGTAGTGTGTATTACAAAGCTCCTTGAACATCTGAACATACTCAGGGTTCTCGTTAGGATACTTAGCTACAGTTTCCTTAGCCCACTGAATAAACCTAGCAGGGTCAGTGATTGTCTTAACCTCTTCGAAGTGGTCAGCAATACTAGGCTCAGCAGTTAACTCTTCTTCCATGATACCCTCATCAAGAATCTCATCTACCTTATCTTGGATAGCTTTCTTGATTGTCTCATTCTTCATGCGCTTGTCAGGGTTCTTGCCATACAACTGATTGTACTCAGCTACTAACGCATCACGTTCCGGGTCTTCTTCTACCTCAGGTTGCTTCTTCAACAAACCTTTGACGTTAGCATCTTCTTGTACAGGTACTTGTACAGGTGCTTGTACCTCAGGTTGTACTTCCGTTGGTTCAGCTGGAGCAGCAGCAGGCTTGAACGTAGGCTCAACTTCCTTAGGCTTCATCTGTCCCCACTTGAATCGTACCTTACCATTCTCATCCTTAGCAGCAATGAAAGAGATACGACCATCAGTAAACTCAGAGTACCATGTCCACTCACGAATCTTAAGGTTGTATGTTTGCTTAGGTCTACCACCATCCTTAGACCACTCATTGTCATTAAGCTTGACAGAGATCACCGGATAGTCATACAACTCACGACCAATACCCCAATTGAAACAAGCACGCTTGAATGAGTCAGATGCACGACCTTTGTCTGCTTCAGTCATTGACTCAGTACCTACGTCTGCTTTCCATACCCAATCGTTTGCTTCAGCATTGTATAAGCCTACGTGGCAGTAAAGATTGCCGTTAACTATCTCGTGTCTACGTTGCCAGCCTAATGGACCAACAGCTGCATCTAATCGTGCCATATCAACACGGGCTGACTTATACGCTAAAATAGTAGCATAACCACCGTTGTTTATACTTTGAACCCTGAAATCTATATCGTGAATTTCAAGAGGATCACTTAATCTTTTTAAATCCATGTTTGTTTATTTTAAAATTACTAATGATGTTTTATTTCTATTTGTTCCATTTAACATTGATTTAAGAGTGCTGTATTTTATATTAATGGATTCAGCTGCCTCTCTAATACAATCGTAAAAAATGCCAGAGTGCAAATCTAAAACTTGTTTAGAGGCTGGATTTAGATTGCCTTTAGCGTTGTACATTGGATTATTTTCTCCTGACCACATCTGACTAAATTTTATTCTAACCTCAGGCCTTCTCATTGGCTGATTAATTTTTACTTTATCACTTATTTTTTTTCTAGCTTCTTTTGAAAGCTCCATCTTTTTACCTTCGCATGGAGTCAATTTACAGTTTAAACCATTCAAATTAATTACATCGTAAAAGTCTTGCCAATACCTTTCTCTTTTATTTAAATCATTATACTGGCAGTATTCAATAACTTCAAATGAATGATTTTCAAAACCATATTTAATTAATGAGTTATATAATCTAACCTGACCTTTACAATGTATGGTTTTCCTATAATCTTTTATTCTTTGATCTATATTACTACTTTGACCAATATAAATTTTATTAGAAGGACTAGTTATTTTATATATCCCAATTTTTTTCATGAGTAAAAATAAATTAAGATTATTAATCCGATTGCTGTTCCTATGATGTCTACTGCTTTATCACGCATCTCCCTGAGTTTTAAAGAATTCATTTGATTTGTTTTGAAACTCTTCATCGTTTAAAACTTTTACTGTTGATATAAGCAACCTTATCAATGAAGGTTCTTGTCTGCAAGCGTAAAGCAATGCCGCAATAAAATCATGTGATCTTCCTTCAATATTTAATATAAAGTCATCATCATTTACTTCCATATGAAGTAATACATCTCCTTCTTTTTTCATAATTACCAATTAAAATCTGTTGTTTCTTCTCTTACGAATTGCATTACATTATCCTCAACGGAAGAGTATCGAGTGATAATACTTCTTAGGTCCTCATCTAACAGGTCGGATATCACGATGTATGCATAAGCATCACGTGGTAAGCAACCACTTATAAGATTGTAGACGTTTTGATAAGTGTCCCAATTACCAGGTACATTACGTTCCTGAAGGGCCTCTCTTAGATGTTTAGCGGTGTATCGCTTAGCATCCATTAAATCTTTGATTCCTTTCTTTTTGTTCATAACTTAATTAGTGGGCTACAAATATAGCAATCTAAATTTGATTTACAATAAATTATTTTTATTTTTTTCACGTTGATCAATTAGCTTCATGATGTAGGCACAGCTGTCCATTTGCTCCTCCAATAAGTGCATTAGGAAGTCATCTACGTCATTATCTGCTAACGTAGTTCCGTACTTATTGATACCTACTAAGCTACGCTGATCGAACTTAGCCTTTAGCTTTTCAATGATAGGATCGGTAAGGTCAACTACCTTAACTTCCTTCTCAGGTGCATGAATTTTTCCGAAAAACCCATCGCTTATTGTACCATGACTAACGTTAGTATAAATCTTTTCTACGCCTTCGTTAAATCGTTTCTTCATAGCTTCTTCCCAAGCCTTGTTCCAGTCTTTCATTTGCTCTTCTTCTAAAGGGATTAATAATAAATCAAGATGTGCAAGAAGCTGCTCCTTAGTGTATACTTCCTGCATCCTATCGTTTTCGATAAACTTTCTGAATTTCTGTAGTACTGTCATATTATTCTTTAATTGAGTTTCTATAATCCATTACAAAACCTATTGCGACAATTATATTCATGCCTAATGACATCAGTACTTCATGTATGTCCTGATAAACATTTACTGATAAATGAATATGTCCTACAATCCAAAATGGCATTGCTAGGTTCTGACTAATCCATATTGTTAGGAATTTTATAAATTTCATAACTTACTTTTGTTAGATTTGATGTAGAATTAAGGTGACAATAAACAAGTTGACAACCCCAACCCCAACAAGAAAGGTTATCAACTTATTCATCACCTAACTTACTTCCGTTGAGTTATCAGTTTCATTTGAGGCTGATGCTGGGAGACAAGTTAAGAAAACCCTGGCATCATTTAAGACGTTTATATTACTGTCGTGCTACGAAATGAACACGACTTCCTTGCTTTTGACTCGGAGGGGTATCTCGCTTAAATACTGCGCCTTCTCTTCGGGTCTTTGTGTATGTAAAAAGAAAAACCCTAGCCGCTTTCCACACTCGACTAGGGTTTAATATATATCTACCATGATATAATCAAAACTAAGAATCGAAGTGTGGATTCGACATGACAAATATATAAAACATTTGTGAAATAAAAAATTTAGTGAAAAAAAGTTGAT